TTAAGAAATGTTGTGGCCGATTATTTAATTGGTAATATTTTAAATGACCCTGGTCTAACAGCTGACCTATTTATGGGACCAAATCAAACTATAAATGATTTAAACCAAGAATTTCAAGATGAAGCAGCCGCTCAATTTCGAGCATTTGTTGAACAAGATTTTGTAAATAATATCAATGAAAGACAATATGTCAATTTATGCAATAATATATTAGAAAATCACTTTAATAATGGTGGTAGTATTTTTTTAATAAGACCTATTCGACAAAGACCCAATAATGATTTAATGAATCCTTTTCAGACACTGGACCCAAATGACAATAATGAAATGCGTTTTTATATTAATAGTCCTAATTATTGGGGAGACGAATTAGCAATAAAAGCGATAAGACAAACGCTTTTACTCAATATTTTTGTAATACATGAAAGAAATAACAACGAAGGATTAGAAATATATCAAGGTATAATTCCTGAACTATATAATCCGAATGTTCCTGGGCAACAATTTCAACATTACATGTTTTTATATAGTGCAGGACAACATTATGAATTAGTTACTTTTACATATTATAATAACGTAAATAATAATCTAATGTATCAAGTTTCAATTTTTAGTAATAACATGGTTTTACTGCCACCATTACATATAATATTTTTTCTATATGCGTTTATTTATGTTGGATTAACAGTACAACAAAAGGCACGCTGTATTTTTTTACAACAAATTTTTACAGTTATAGATAATGCGGTACAACAAATAGGGCGTGAATTTGAGAATCAAATAACAAATTTGTTAATTTCTAATCCACCTGACCCAAATAATATGATTCAAGGTAGGAACCCAGGATGGAATTATATGGGACGACCAGAAACACCTGAATGTAGATTTATGAGACTATTTATGAATCTGTTTCGTCCACTCAACGATTTAATACTACAAATAAATCCAGTAAATGGTCAGCGTTATACAAATTATCATTTTAATACGTGGAGGAGATATATTGGACAATACAGATATGATTTATGGCAATATCAACCTGGACAAAATGGTTATGAAGCTCTAGCTAGTGACCCGAGATATGATAGATATAAACTTATTGTTGATACGAATATGCGTGGTCCTCCAGGACAAAGACGAGGAGGAGGAGGTCAGAATTCAATACAATCTGGAGGACAAAGGCAACAAATTCCACCAAATTATTTTAGTCAAATGAATCAACAAAATAAAATGAATCAAATTAACCAATTGAATCAAATTAACCAGCAAAACCAACTTTTTAATACACCCCAACCTAGGTATTTAAACCAACAAGGGTATTCAAACCAACAAGGGTATTCAAACCAACAAGGGTATTCAAATCAACCTTTTAATACAACCCAACAAGGATTTTCAAATCAACCTTTTAATACAACCCAACAAGGGTATTTAAACCAACCTGGATTTTCAAATCAACAAGGATATTTGAATCAGTCGACATATTTGAATCCAAATAACCAATATTATCAAGCCTTATTAAATTTAAATAACGCACAAAATTTACAATATTTAACAAATTCACAAGTAAATGATATAATGCAAAACTTATCCAATTTTAAAAATACAAATATATCATATCAAATTACAATCGATTTAGAATTACAAAAGGGCGACAAATTATCTAATTTTGATTACATTACATCAAAATGTAGAAACAGGCGAAATAAAATAAGAAAAAGTTATGCCGAGTTGACAGGTTTAACATATACTATTCCACCTGTTTATGAAAATTTATTAGATAAACCATTACCTGATAATTCTAAAAGTAGTAAAGATAAAGATAAAGATAAAGATAAAGATAAAGATAGAGATAGAGATAGAAGTAGAAATAATAAAACAAGAAAAAATTATTAATTACAACCCCAACTTTTATAAATAAAATAATTATTTATAAAATATTTATACGCAAAGCTAATACAAGTATATAATTTAATTATATTGTTTATAATCAAACTTTAAATAAGCATCTTTTTGGTCCTTTTTTTGTTTATCTTTTTTAGCTTTTTCTAAAACAGCCATAGCAGCAGATAATTCTGTGTCTGTTACAACACCATCATTATTTGTATCAGCTAATTTATGTAACACACGATATTCAGGCGGAACAACGCAAAGTTGACTTTCTTCGTTGAATAAATATTCAGATAATATAGTAAAAATAGCTGTTAAACCAAGAGAAGTATAAATATCACGCGTACCCATCCATGCCATAGCAAAGACTAATATTTGCTTACAAACAGTATATTTCATATATTCTTGAGTCGATTTACTAAATTCAACCATTATAAATTTTGACCCAATATTAAGCAAAATCATAACGAGACCCGCAAAAAATTTATTATTATTTAAAAATATTACGTGCTGATTGATATAACTCAAAGTATTTGTTACAGTTGAGAAACCTCCGGTTTGTTCTTCTTTAATATTTTTATCTTTAGTCATATATTAAAATAATATATTTTTATTATTTTAAAATAAATAAACTGATTACATAATTAAATTTAATTAATCAATTAATCAATTAATTAATATAAACCTGAATTTTTTAAAAATCTTGTAACATAGTTATCTGAATCATTAAAAAAACCTTCTGAATACAAACGTGCTTTTCTTAAATAAGGTCTATACGCTTCTTTCATTTTTGCCGGTGGTTCAATCTCAATCTTTACACCTGGTAAAGAAAATGGTTCAACACTTGAAAACGAATAATTAAATATATAAAAAATTATGTAAATAAATATAATTAACAGTAAAAATTCGACAATGTGTTTTAAAAAGTGTATAAAACTCCAATATATTTTTGATTTCATTTATTATATTATAATTATATAATTTTTTGTTCATCATTAATTAAATTTAGAATAACTTGATGTTGAAAAAATGTTTTCTTCAGACGGTAATACATTGTCAATATTTTTTGTTTTATGATTTACAGATATTGAATTCGATTGTTTTCCACTTTTAAGACGACTTTCTGTTCCTATTAAGTCAAACCCTTCTTTCGCAGCTTCTACTTTAGTCTGTAAAGCAGCTAAATTAGGCGGTGGTGTAGTAGAAGTAGTAGTAGAAGTATCATTACCACAAGCATCAGTAGTAGGAGTAGTAGAAGAAGTAGTGCTAGAAGAAGTAGTGCTAGAAGAAGTAGTAGAAGTATCATTACCACAAGCATCTATTTTAGCTTCAATTTGTGCTTTTATGTCTCCAGCATCAAACCCTTCTAAAATTCCAAATTTACTTCCGTTAAACATTATTATAATTAATAAAACACCAACAACTCCCATTATTTTATGACAGCAACTAATAAATATTATGAAGGCAATTAAAAATGCTCTTCCTAAAGCTGTATCAATTAAAAAATTAAAAAATCTAGATTGACTCAAAATTATAACTAGTAATAAAAGAGCTACTCCACCCATATTTTTTTTATCAACTAACTTAAAGTTCATTTATATAAATAATCTTATATAATTTATTTTTAAAATGAATAAAAATATAATTATTTAATTGTTTAATAAAATTCAGTGTCTTTTTTAAATTATTATCTTATTTTTTATTAAGAGAATGTCTTTAGCAATGTATGCCGCACCATTTGATGATAATAATGATTCTAAAAATAGTGAGAATGATTATATTAAAAAAAAACAAGCACATAATAAAACACAAAAAAGATATCCTAAAGAAAACTTTGATACAAATAAAGTAAATAATGTTTTACAACAAATTCATGAAAATTTTCAAAGTGACGATGAATCTGGTTTAGGTGAATTTAATCCTCCTCCTAAACCAGAATCAATGGATGGTCAAAGAAAGAAACTTGCACAAATGGGAAGTAATGTAGAACAAATGGGAAATATGTCTTCAAACAATGAAAATAATATAAGAGTATTAGGAAAATCACCAGAAGCATCATATCAAGAGAGAACAAATGATAATTTAGATTTGAATAATTTTGACTCGAATTATGGTGACGATAATAAAGCAGAAGAATATTACAGAAAAATGCTTCCAGGCTATAATAATCCAAATAATAGACAATATTATAATAGTAAAAGTCAAGGAAATACACCAAATGTAACTGCAAATATGGAGGGTAATTTTAATAACGATGCGTTATTACAGAAGATTAATTATATGATAAATTTGCTTGAAGAACAACAAGATGAAAGAACAAATAATGTTACAGAAGAAGTTGTTTTATACTCATTTTTAGGTATATTTATCATTTTTGTTGTAGATTCATTTGCCAGAGTTGGAAAATATGTTCGTTAAAAATAAATATTATTATATATATAATGTCTTTTGTTTTTAATAAACAAATAATTACAGATTTATTAAATACTTTAACAAAAAGCAGAGAAGAAGTAAAATCATTTATAGATGAAATATTAATAGAACGTATCAACGCACCTGTCGATAAATATGATGGTTCAACTATTATTAGTGCTTTAATAAAAAGATATTATAAGCCAGATAGATTCCCGAGAAGAGAGAGAGAAATAATGTGGAAAGATTCAGTAGCAAATGCATTAATCCCTATTGTCGATATTAGTATAGCAATAGAAATGCTTATTTCTAAAGGAGCTGATGTAAATTCTAGAGATGACTATGGAGATACACCTATTAATAGTTTACTAGAGTTCTCAAAAGGAGAAAACAGATATAAAATAGAAAAAATGTTTATTGATAATGGAGCATTACTCGACATAACGAATAAATATGGAGAAACCCCATTAGATATATCAATATGGCATGCAAGAAATATTGATGAATTATATATTTTAATTAAGAATGGAGCAATCAATAATAAAAAAGATGCAAGAGTACACGAATTTCATAATTTACCAAGACAAGATGCACATACAATAGTAAAACTAATTAAGATAAGAACTGAAATGAACATATGGTGGCAATTACTTTACGAAGGTAAATTTAAAATTTTTGAAGATAAAGAAAAAGAATATACTGGAGAAACAAAAGCATATATTTTGAAGGCATATAAACGATTTTCACAACACATATTATCATTGATGGCGTGTGGTATTCCTGTTCACAAAATGATTATTTTGGATTTTGAAAATAGTATTAATATGTGTCAAACAATTTCTGATGAGCAACTTATTTATGCAGGTCCAGAAACAGATTTTTTACCTCCTCATGATTATGAAAATTGGAAACCACCACAAAAATTAATAAAAGAATTAACAATAAAAGAAAATGAGGTGAAAGCCGATAGGATAAGATTAGAAAATGAGAAGGAAACTGAGAGGATAAGATTAGAAAATGCGATGAAGGTTAATAATGAAACTAGTTTGGGTTCAGTTCCTCCAAGAAGGTCAAAGCATGGTTTTGATGTTGGAACAGAGTCTGAAAAAAAAGGTTTTTTTAATTTTTTAGATGGAGGATATACAAAAACTAAAAAGAAGAAAACTAAAAGGAAGAAAACTAAAAGGAAGAAAACTAAAAGGAAGAAAATTAAAAGGAAGAAAACTAATAGAAAATATTGAAATTCTAGAAATTCTAGAAATTCCAGAAAATAATTATTATATGAAAATGATTTAAACCAAAATTATATATTATTATATACAATGCCAAAATATATAATAATTCATACGACACATGAGGGGTGTTATGATTGTAAACAAATAGACCACGGAAATATTAAAATAATGCCAATTACTGTAAATACGCCTAAGATTTTCTTCTTTGATAATAAGATTCTAGCGTGCGAGTTTTTTACTGACTACATAAATGATGTAGACGTATTAGACCCACAATGTAGAAACGGAGACGAGATTGACCACAAAGATTTCTGTACATGCGGAATTATTGAACTTGATGACAATGAACAACCCATTTTTTTCTATAATAAGAAAAACCAGATTTTTTTACTAGAGACAACCGCACAATTGTATACAATTCCAGTAGATTTGAAGATAGATGTAAATAATTTAGGTGTGTCTCAAAGACTACTTAACAGACGAAAATCATTAACGCAACAG